GTTCGCCGAACGGGACGACGAGGACGAGGACCAGGAGCAGGAGGACGACGCCGGCAGCGAGGCGTGGGGTGAGGACGAGCAGCCGCTGGCGCCCGTGGTGCAGATGAAGACGCGGGACGTCGTCCAGGCCACCGGGCAGCTGTACGACGCCGTGATGTCCGGCCGGATCGTGCACCTGAACCAGGCGCCGCTGGCCACTGCTCTGGCAGGCGCGAAGAAGCGGGAGCTCGGCGAGGCGTGGGCGTGGGCGCGCCGGAACGTCGGGGTCGACATCACGCCGCTGGTCGGGGTGACGTTCGCGCGGTGGGGGCTGTTCGCGGAGATCGAGGAGCCAGAGGAGGAGGTGGAGCCGTGGGCCGAGTTCGGATGACGCCGGCGGGACGTGCCCGCGCGGGCGTGCTGGCGGGCGGTGGGCTGATCACCGCGGGTGTCTGGCGCGGCGTCGACCTCGCGGCCGGCCTCATGGTCGGGGGCATCCTGCTGGTCCTCTTCTTCCTGCTCCTGGTGGACGTTGACCTGCTCGACCGGGACGGGGGTGATGGCCGGTGACGAGCCTTTGGCGGGCTGTACGGGGCCGCCCCCGTCACGAGGACCGGGACATCAGCACGATCGACGACTACGCCCTGGCGCTGCAGGAAGCGTTGGGGTACGGCGGCTGGTCGGCGCTGGGAATCACGCAGACGCAGCCGGGCCAGGCCGCGGAGAAGGCACCCGGAGACCTACCCGGGTACGCGCACCTGTTCGCGACGAATCCGGTGATCTGGGCGTGCATGGTCGCGCGGCAGATGGTGTTCAGCGCGCCGCGGTTCATCTGGCAGCGCCTCAACAACGGCTCGCCCTCGGAGATGTTCGGCTCGACGGATCTGCGGCTGCTGGAGGAGCCGTGGATGGGCGGCACGACGCAGGACCTGCTGTCGCGGGTGATCCAGGACGCCGACCTGGCGGGCAACAGCTACTGGACGAGCGCGGAGAACGAGCTGGTGCGGCTGCGCCCGGACTGGACGTTCATCGTGCTGGAGCGTCGCATGCTGCGCGGTGGTGTCCTGGGCTGGCGAAAGCTCGGCTACGTCTATCAGGAGCCGGGCGAGGAGCCGGTGCCGCTGCTGGCGGACGAGGTGGCGCACTTCGCACCGGTACCGGACCCGCTGGCGACGTACCGGGGCATGTCGTGGCTGACGCCGGTGATCCGGGAGACGCAGAACGACGGGCTGATGGCCCGGCACAAGGCCAAGTTCTTGGAGAACGCGGCGACCCCGAACATGGTCGTCAGGCTCGCGCGCGAGGTGAGCCCGGAGGCGTTCGCCAAGTTCAAGGCCAAGATGGAGGCCAACCACCGCGGCGTCGAGAACGCCTACAAGACCCTGTACCTGGGTGGTGGCGCGGACGTCACCGTCGTCGGCAGCGACTTCAAACAGCTCGACTTCGCGAAGGTCCAGGGCGCCGGCGAGACCCGCATCGCTGCAGCCGCCGGAGTGCCGCCGATCATCGTCGGCCTGTCCGAAGGCCTCCAGGCTGCGACGTACAGCAACTACGGCCAGGCCCGCCGGCGCTTCGCGGACGGCACGGTCCACCCGCTGTGGCAGAACGCCGCCGGGTCCTTCGGGACGCTGGTCCGGCCGCCCGGCGGTGGCAGGTCTGGGGCGGTGCGGCTCTGGTACGACGCGAGGCACGTGCCGTTCCTGCGTGAGGACGCCAAGGACGCGGCCGAGATTCAGGGCCTGCAGTCGCGCACGATCCGCGCTCTCGTCGATGCCGGGTACACCCCGGAGTCCGTCGTCGCCGCGGTGGCCGCCCAGGACTGGAACCTGCTGGTCCACACCGGCCTGTTCTCCGTGCAGCTGCAGAAGCCCGGCGAGGGCGCACCGGCGCAGGCCCGAGTGCGGGCTCTGGCCGCTGCGCTGCAGGATGCGATCCGACCCATTGAGGGAGGGGCCTGAGATGCCCGTCATGCAGACTGCCGCCCGCGAACTCGTGCGGTCGGTCCCGTTCCAGATGGTCCGCGATGACGCGGCCGGAGAGAGCGACGGCTGGACGCTCACCGGCTACGCCGTGACCTTCGATCAGGAGACCGAGATCGACTCCTGGGAAGGGCGTTTCTTCGAGAAGGTGCGCCGGGGCGCGTTCCGCAAGACGTTTCGTGAGCAGACTCCGGTGTGCCAGTTCGACCACGGCCGGCACCCCCTGATCGGGTCGATTCCGATCGGGGCTTTCCGGGAGCTGTACGAGGACGACAAGGGCGTGTTCGTCAACAACCGCATCACGAACAACTGGCTCATGCAGCCGATCCGGGACGCCATCGCGGAGGGCTCGATTACCGGCATGTCGTTCCGGTTCGAGGTGGTCCGCGAGCAGTGGACGGACGCCCAGGGCAAGACCGTACGGCCGGAGGAAGTGGCCGAGCTGCTGTGGAACCCCGGAGAGCGCGGGCCGCTTCACCGCGAGCTGATCGAGGTCAAGTGCCGCGAGCTCGGGCCTGTGGTGTTCCCCGCCTACACCGGCACGTCCGTTTCCGTGCGTGCCCGGGACCAGGCCGCCGAGCTGGCTCGCGACGACGCGTTCGCCAGAAGCATCAGGGCGTCCCTCGCCCAGGCCGCTGCGACCGCACCACAGGTGCCCGAGGACCAGGAGCTGCGCCGCGAGGTCGCTGCCGCGCTGCTCTACCCGACTGCGACCGCCCCCGAGCCTGCCCCGGCCGCCGCTGTACCGGCCGCCCCGGGATCGTCCGCGCCGCCCGCCGATGGGCACCCGGACACCATCCGGACCGCCGACGCGCCGCCCGCCACCGGGCACCCGACGGCACCCAGCACCACAGACGCGCCGCCCGCCGATGGGCACCCGTCGCCCTCCCCCCGCACAGTCCGCATGCGCTCTCAGCTGGCCGAAATCGGCGAGCTGATGGACGGCGTACTGGCGTCCATCGACACGAAGGAGACGAGCTGATGCCACAGCTTCAGCTTTCGCACCAGCAGGCCGTCATCCGCCTGCGAGAGATCCGCGCCCGGCTGGAGGAGCTGGAGCAGCGCGACACCCTGACCGAGGAGGACGAGCGCCAGTTCACCGAGCTGACGACCGAGTTCGCTGAGGTCGACGACCACCGCCGCCAGCTGGAGCGGCGCAGCACCCTGGAGCGGGTCCGTGCGGCCACCCAGTCCAGCGAGCGCGTTCCGGCCGCGGTCGCCATCACCCCGGGCACGTCGATCGGCTCCGGCTACGACGCCGACCCGATCCTCAACCCTGACAGCGTGGAGGACCGCCGGTTCCGCAACCCCTGGGACCTCAGCGAGGTCAGGACGTTCGGCCGGTCCAAGGGCGAGGTTGCGCAGGAACTGCGGGCCCGCGCGCTGTCGGCCGTGGAGAAGATGGCCGGCGCCAACGACGCCGTGCGCGCCGCAGGCACGCACATCCTGGAGCGCTGGGACGACGGGGACTCCCGGATCGCCAAGCTGTGCCTGGCCACCAGCTCGCCGGAGTACCTGCGGGCGTGGGCGAAGGTCGCGTCCGGGCGCGGGCACATGATCGCCCCGGAGGAGCAGAAGGCCCTCGAGCGGGCCATGTCGCTCACCGACAGCGCCGGCGGCTACCTCGTCCCCTTCCAGCTGGACCCGACCGTCATCATCACGGCGAACGGCTCCCGTAACCAGATCAGGGAGGCCGCGCGCACGGTCGTCGCTACCGGCGACGTGTGGAACGGCGTCTCCTCGGGTGCGGTGGCCTGGTCGTGGGACGCCGAGGCCACCGAGGTCTCCGACGACGCCCCGGCGTTCGCGCAGCCCAGCATCCCGGTGTACAAGGCGTCCGGGTTCGTGCCGATCAGTATCGAGGCGCTGGAGGACGAGGCGAACGTCACCCAGGAGGTCGCCCGGCTGCTGTCCTTCGGCCGGGACGTGCTGGAGTCCGCCGCGTTCGTCACGGGCACCGGCGTGGGCCAGCCCACCGGCATCGTCACCGCGCTCGCCGGGACGAGCAGCGAGATTGCCCCGACGACGGCCGAGACCTTCGCGGCGGCCGACATCTACAAGCTGGACGGCGCCCTGCCCGCCCGCTACCGGACGGGGGCGTCCTGGCTGGCGAACCGCGCCATCTACAACCTGGTGCGCCAGTTCGACACAGGCGGTGGCGCGCAGATGTGGGAGCGGATCGGCGCGGACGTCCCGCCGCAACTCCTGGGGCGCCCGGCCCTGGAGTCGGAGGACATGGACGCCTCCTTCAACCCGGCCGTCACCGGCACCAACCACCTGATGGTCTACGGCGACTTCAGCAACTACGTCATCGCCGACAGGGTCGGCATGACGGTGGAGTTCATCCCTCACCTGGTGGGCGCCAACCGCCGGCCGACCGGCCAGCGCGGCTGGTACGCCTACTACCGGGTCGGTGCCGACAGCGTGAACGACGCCGCGTTCCGCATGCTCAACGTCCCCACCGCGGTCTGATCCCTACGCACGCCCGACGGGCCCCGGCCGGACGCTCCGGCCGGGGCCCTCCCACACCCCGCACGCACCCTGTTCAGGGAGGTTCCGCCATGGCGGACAGCAAGCCGACCGAGAAGACCACCACCAGCAGCACGCCTGAGAGCACGCCGAGCAGCGACAGCACCTCCCCCAGCCGCAGTGCGGCCAAGGAACGGGCCAAGCCGGCCAGCCAGGCGCTGTCCGTCGATGCCGCCGACCCGGGCATCGACCCCCGACTGGACAACCGGACGGGCGACCAGCGGCCCAAGCTCGAGGAGTTCCCGGCCAAGCCGCAGCAGATCAACGGCCCCGAGCTCGGCGAGGAGAAGGCCGCGGCCGCACGCGCCGAGCGCCAGGACGTCGGCCAGCGCAAGGGTGCCAAGTCCCCCGGCCCTCACGGGCTCGGCGACACCACCGACCAGGTCTGAGGAGCTGCGCTGTGATCAAGCGAGCCATCCAGCCGTTCACGGCCTACATCGACGGCATGCCCCGCGTGGTGCGCGCCGGGGACCTGGTCGAGGACACCGACCCGGTGATGACCGGGCGCACCCACCTGTTCGAGACGGTGGAGGCGCACGTCTCGCAGCGCCAGCCGCACGCAGGGGTGGAGTCGGCGACGGCTGCGCCCGGCGAGCAGCGCGACCTGACGCCTCCCGCGGCCGACAGCAAGCCGACAACGTCGTCCCGGGGGCGCGGCCGCCGTGGCGGCAGCAAGTAGGAGGTGAGCGGTGCCGTTCGATCTGGGCGCCACGGTGCGCCTGACCGCAGAGTGCCGTGGCCCGGACGGCGCCCTCACCACGGCGGCCACGGCCGCCGTGACCGTCACGCTCCCCAACGGATCGACGGTCTCGCCTCCAGCCACCGAGGACCAGGGCGCGGCCGGCCGGTACCGGGCCGACTACGTGACGACGGCCCCTGGGCGGCATTCGGTGCGGTGGGTGTGGACCGGGCCCGCGGCCGCTTACACCGACGTGTTCGACGTTCAGGAGCCCGCGCCCCCAGGGATCCTGTCTCTGGCCGACGCCCGCCGACACCTGAACCTCATCAGCACGACGGACGACGACGAGGTCCGGTTCTGGATCAACGCGACCACCCGCACTGTGGAGCACTTCACCGGGCCCGTCATCCCCAGGGTGTTCACGGAGCAGCACAACGTACGCGGCGCCGCGGCGATCGTGCTGCTGCGCACGCCCGTCCTCGCCGTGACAGCCGTCGAGTCCGTCCTCACCGGCGGCGTCGCCTACGACGTCGACGGCCTGGGCGTGGACGGCGACACCGGCGAACTCTTCCGCATCGACGGCGGCCGCCTCTCAGGACGGCTGCGCATCACCTACCTGGCCGGTCGGACGGTGATCCCGGAGAACATCACCGCCGGCGCCCGCATCATCCTCGAGCACCTGTGGCGTACCCAGCGGCCGACTCGCGGCGGCCTGGCCGGCGGGGGCGAGGACTACAGCGTCACCGAGCCGATCCCCGGCCTCGGCTACGCCGTACCCAACCGCGCGCTCCAGCTGTTGGAGCCGGACCGACTTCCCCCAGGAGTGGCCTGAATGGATTCCCGTATCCCCGAAGTGATCGAGACCCTCGTGGGGCTCGGCGCCGCAGATCCCGACCTGAAGGACGTCATCGTGACGGATGGCCCGCAGGTCACCGAGACTGCCGCTGCGGACTGGCTGATCGTCGGGTTCGACGGTGATCCCAACGGTGATTTCGAGGCGGCCCAGTCCCTCGCCGACTTCGCCGGCCTCGGCACGCGCCGCGAGGAGCAGTTCCAGGTCACCGTGGCGGCGATCAGCAACCGCGGCGACACGGACATCGTGGCCGCCCGCCGACGCGCCTACGAGATCGGCGCCCGGGTTGTGGCCTGGCTGCAGGCCAGCCCTCACCTGGGCCTGACTGAGCTCGAGGCCGGCGTCGCCGCTACGCGCCTGGTGCAGGCCCAGACCGGCCAGGGCGCGCAAGCCGTGCTGCTGCTCACCGTGGCCGGCCGCGGATTCATCTAAGGAGGAGGAGACATGGCCGCACTGCCTACCGCGGTGATGCCGCTGACCGGCGGCGCCATCGAGTTCACGCCCGCTGCTGGCGGCGGGGACACCTGCCAGACAGGGCTCGGTGTGCTGCTGCTCGTCAAGAACGGCGACAGCTCCAGCCACACCGTGACCCTGGCGACGCCCGGCACCGTCAACGGACTGGCGATCGCCGACCGGGCGATCGTCGTCCCGGCCGGGGACGAACTCGGCATCCCCGTCACCAACGACTACCGCGACCCGGCCACCGGGCGGGCCGCCATCACTTACGACGGTGTGACCTCGGTGGAGGTCGCTGTGATCCGGGTGCCGGTCTGATGGGCCAGGTCGTGATGGAGCACCCCGATCTGCCGGACCAGCAGATCCAGGTCGACGAGGTATCGGTGCCGCACCACCAGGCGGCCGGCTGGCAGGTCGTCACCGAGCTGCCCGCGCAATCCACGCCCCCGGCGAGGCGCCGGCGGCAGAACCGCAGAGAGGACGAGAGCTGATGGCGACGCCGATCAACCAGAGCATCCGCTACTACCGCCGCGGCACCACGAAGGTGCTGTGGGTGCCGACCATCGCCAACAAGGCGGCCCCGACCCGCGCCGAGATCAACGCCGGTACGGCACTGGAGGGCGAGACCGGCGCCATGGCGGGCTGGCAGACCACGTCCGGCACCGTGCCCACAGCGGCCCTCGGCAGCCGCTTCACGCCGACCGTCCCGGGCGAGATCACCGCCGCCGACTCGTCGCTGACCTTCTGGGCGAGCAAGGACGCTGACGATGTCAGGACCCTGCTGACCCGCGAGACCCGCGGGTTCGTCGTGTGGATGGACGAGGGCGACGTGCCCGGGCAGACCATGGACGTCTACCCCGTGCAGGTCACCTCGCAGGCCAAGGTCCGCGAGCTCGACCAGGCCGCGCAGATCATGGCCCAGTTCGCCATCACCAGCGAGCCGGCCGAGAACGTCGAGATCCCGGCCTGAGCCATGCCCAACAGCGTGCAGGTCCTGGGCACTGGGCAACTCGTGGACCTGTCCCGCCGCCTGCGCGCGGCGGGCGGCCCCCGACTGAGGCAGAACACAGCTCGCCGCATCCGGCGCGCCGCCGAGCCGCTGCAGCGGGACCTCCAGCGCTCCATCACCGGCGTGCAGCTGCCCGGCTCCGGGCGCAAGACGCGCGGCGGCCCGTCGCCCACCACCCGTCCCCTGCGCCGGACGCTGGCAGGCGGTGTACGGATCAGCGTCCGCCAGGGTGCCAACCCCGGAGCCCGCGTCTGGATGGACCGGGCGCGGCTGCCCGTCGACGTGCGGAACATGCCCTGGGTCATCGAGGCGGGCAGGGTCCGCCACCCCGTCTACGGCAACCGCAGGCGCTGGGCGACGCAGTGGGCCAGGCCGTCCGGCTGGTGGTCGCGCACGACCGACGCCGGCGTGCCCCGGATGCGGGCCGAGGTCGCGCGGATCCTGGCCGACGTCCGGCGGGACCTTCAGTGAGAAGAGGAAACGACACGTGATCATCACCTACCTGCAGGAGGACGGCACCGCCGAGCGGTGGTCGACCGACGACCTGTCGGCGATCGAGGCAGCTGCCATCGAGACGGCAATGGGCGACGTCCCGTGGCGGGGCATCGAGATGCGGCTGCAGGCGCAGGACGCCACCGCGCTGCGGGCCGTCGTGTGGGCGTTCCGCCGCCGTACCGAGCCGGACCTCGACTTCGCGACGTTCGACATCCCCGGCTGGCGTCGGCGGATACGGGCCCGCCTGGAGAGGGCCGAGATCGACGAGGCCCTCAACAACGTCATGCGCGAGGCTCTCGCCAAGTCGGAGGACTCCACCATCGACGTCCTCACGCCGCACCTGCGCAAGCTCGCCGAGGACCCGGGCGACGTCGACGCCGCCCTCGACGACCTGGGAAAAGGCCACTTGACGCGCCGCCACCGGGACTCCGGGGACTGATCCGGGACTACCGGTGGCTGCTCGCGCACTACCTGCACATCCGTCCGTGGGAGATCCAGCACCTGTCCGCTGAGGAGCTGGAGTCCGCCGTGCTGTGGATCCAGCATCACGTCGCTACGCGGTGAGGAGGTGACCGGTGGCGGAGCGCCTCACCTTCACCCTCGCCGGGCGCGATGAACTGAGTCGCGTGATGAACGGCACCGCCGACGCGGCGGACCGGCTGCGGCTACGGCTGGCCGGCATCACGGCAGACGCCGACGGCAACCTACGCGACCTGCAGGGCCAATTCATATCGCTGGCCGACGCGCAGCGCCGCGTCGACGACCACTCGGCGATCGTGCAGCGCAGCATGAACACCCTGTCGGACGCCTCCGACAAGCTGGGCGAGTCCCTCAAGGCGAACCTGATCAGCCTGCTGCCGGCCGCCATCCCGGCGGCCGCGGGCCTGACCAGTTCGGCGGCCGCGCTCGCCGGGCAGCTGGGCGCGGTCACCGTGGCGGCCGGCGCCTACGCGCTCGCGCTCGGCCCGCAGGTCACCGCCATCAGCGAGGCAGCCGACGCGCAGAAGAAGTACGAGGAGGCCGTCGAGCAGTACGGCGCCACCTCGCAGCAGGCCATCAAGGCGCAGGTCGAGTACCAGCGGGCCCTGGAGAAACTGCCGCCCGCGACGCGCGAGGCCGCGATCGCCGTAGGCCTGCTCAAGGACAACTACAAAGAGTGGTCCGACGACCTGGCCGACGACGTCATGGCGCCCATTACCAAGGGCGTCGCCGTCGCCAACGCATTGCTGCCCACGACGACCGGCCTCGTGCGGGGCGCTTCGACGCAGTTCGACCGGCTGATCACCCTCGTCGGCGGCGCGATCAGCACCCCCGGGTTCGACGCGCTCAACGACCGGTTCACCCGGTTCACGAACGAGACCCTCGACCATGGCGTGGACCGCCTGACGATCTTCCTGGCCAAGCTGCAGAGCGGCCAGTACGACGGCGGTCAGCTGCAGGAGTGGTTCGACTACGCCCAGGACGCTGGGCCCCTGGTGTTCGACACCCTGGAGAACATCGGCGAGGCCCTGCTCCACGTCCTCGAAGCCGGCTCCGGCGTGGGCGTCGGCATGCTCGAGGTCGTCAACGCCCTGTCCGGGATCGTCAGTGCGGTCCCGCCCGAGGCCATCGCCACCCTGCTGCAGCTGTCCATCGCGATCAAGGCCGTCGCGCTCGCCACCGCGGGCACGGAGGCGGCCCGCGCCGCCATGGCCGCGCTGGGTGTGCAGCTCGCGGCAATGCGGGCCTCGGCGGCTGGCACGCAGGGCCGACTCGCGGGCGTCGGCGCCGCGATCACCGGCCTGTCCCGCACGGCGAAGATCGCCATGGCCGGGACCGGCCTGGGCCTGCTGCTCATGGGCCTGGACTATCTGTCCTCCGCGAGCGAGACGCCCAAGCCGAACGTCGACAAGCTCGCGCAGTCCCTCACCGAGCTCGGCCACTCGGGCAAGGTCAGCGGCGAGGCCCTGCGGGTCTACGGCTCCGACCTGTCCGGGCTCGGTGACAGCCTGCAGAAGGTGGTCGACCCCGAGGGCCTCGACCAGGTGCAGCAGTCGATCATCGGGTTCTTCGGCATGGACTCGACGCCGATCAAGAACGCCAAGGAGGACCTGGACGCGTTCGACCAGGCGCTCGCCTCCATGGTGTCCAACGGCAACGCCGAGATGGCGGCGGCCGCGCTGGAGCACACGATCCGGCAGCTCGAGGCGCAGGGCAAGAACACCGACGGGCTGCGCGAGCAACTCGACGCATACCGGGATGCGCTGGCCGGACAAACCCTGGAACAGCAGCTGGCGGCCGAGTCGATGGGCCTGTTCGGGGCGCAGGCGCAGGAGACACAAGCCCAGCTCGAGGCGCAGCGTCAGAGTGCCGACGGGCTGAGGCAGAGCATCCAGGCGCTCAACGACGTACAGCGCAGCGGGCTGTCGGGGATGATCGGGTTCGAGGCGGCCATCGACGCGGCCAGCAAGGCGGCCGCCGAGAATGCGGGCGTCCTCGACATGCAGGCCGGGAAACTCGTCCTCAACACCGAGAAGCAGCGGAACGCGGCGCAGGCCCTGAACGACCTCGCCGGGAAGACCGACGAGGCGGCGGCCGCCGCCCGCGAGTCGGGCGCCTCATGGTCTGAGGTGTCCGGCATCTACGAGCGGGGCCGGCAGCAGCTCATCAAGAACGCCATCCAGATGGGCCTCAACCGACAGGAAGCCAAGGCGCTGGCCAACCAGATCCTGCGGACACCGGACAAGACCGCCTACCTGCGCGGGGACATCGCCGACCTCACCCGGAAACTCGCCGACGCCAAGGAGCGGCTGCGGCGCGCGCCGAGCGAGAAGAAGGCGTACATCCGCGGTGAGATCGAGCAGCTGAAGCGGGCCCTGGCCGAGGCACAGCGCCGCATCAACGCCCTGCACGGCAAGACGATCACGCTGACGACCGAGCACCGCACGATCTACACGGGCAAGGGCGGCCGCGGGCCCAACGCCGGTGCGGCCACGGGCGGGCTGATCGGCCGGGCGTCCGGCGGCGTGATCCCGGGCTACCCCGACGGCGGGATGGTGCAGGGGCCGGGCACGACCATGTCCGACTCGGTCCTGCTGTGGGGGTCGGCCGGCGAGTTCATGATGCGCGCGGCCGCCGTCGAGCGATACGGGCTGAAGTTCATGGAGGACCTCAACGCCGGCCGCGTCCACGTCGGGAAGGTCGCGTACCCCGGGCAGCTGGCGGCGCCCGCCAGGGCCACCTCATCCAGCGGCGGCGGCCGGACGCAGGTGACGTACAACGTCTACCCCCGCCAGTCGGTGATCAGCGTCGAGGACCTGCAGCTGCTGCAGCGGCAGGAAGAGGCGCGCCAGCGCGTAGGGAGGCCCAGGTAAATGCCCCTGATCACGGCGCCGGTCGTCACCCCGCCGCCAGTTCCGCCACCGGTCGACCTGCCGGAGATCGGCTACGCGTCCATCACGTACATCGACCCGGCCGGCACCCGGTGGCCGATGACCGACCTGGACGCCGACTGGTACACCCTGGCCGAGGGCGTGTCCGGTCTGGGCGCGGCTCCGTACTCGCTGACGTCGGACCCGCATCCCCGCGGCGGCGCCCGGCTGCGGCATGTGCAGCCGCAGCCCCGCACGATCGTGTGGCCGGTCCTCGTTAAGGGCACGGACCACACCGCGTTCACGAGGAACTGGCGCCGCCTGGCCCGGGCCTTCACCCGCACCCTGCGGCTGGGCCCGGGCGGCGTGCGCACCCCGGGCACGCTGGAGGTGGCGCGGCCGGACGGCAGCGCGCGGCGGATCGCCGTGTTCTACAGCAGCGGCTGGGACGGGCGCGGGCAGACCGCGACCGGTATCACGTGGGACAGCGCCGTGCTGACCCTGTGGTGCGAGGACCCGTACTGGGTGGACGTCGTCCCGCAGACGGTGCACCGCGAGACCGGCGCCCAGGAGGACTACCTGGTGCCGTACCCGACGGTGTCGTCCTCCCAGGTCCTGGGCGCCACGACGGTGATGAACCCGGGCGACGTCGACGTGTGGCCGCAGTGGCTCATCACCGGCCCGGCCTCCGCCATCACCTTCACCCGCGAGGACACCGGCGAGGCCTTCACTCTCGACATGTCCGCCACGGTGCACGGGCCGCTGCTGGCGGGCGAGACCGTGACCGTGTCGACCGATCCACCGCGCGTGCGCTCCGGCACCGGCGAGAACCTCGTGTCCGGGCTCAACTGGCCCGAGGCCGTGCTGTGGTCCCTGCCGCCGGGCGAGACGCCGGTGACCTTCCAGCTGGACGGCGCGTCCGTGGGCAGCGCCGTCGACCTCACCTTTCACCCGAGGTACGAGACGGCATGACGATCAAGCTGCTGGTCACCGATCGCAACCTGAACGTCCTCGGTGACCCGCTCGCCGGGTGGACCAAGGTGTCGTGTGACCTGAACTTCAACGCTCCGGCCTCCGGGCAGGTGATGCTGCCGGCGTGGCCGCAGTACATGGAGCTGCTGCAGCCCGGCAACCGCCTGGTGCTGATCCGCGACAACGCCGTCTGGTGCGCGGGCCCGCTCGAGGAACCGCAGGACTACACCTGGGACCTCGGCCAGAACGCCGACCCGGGCACGGTCACCGCGACCTTCACCGACGACCTGGCGCGGATCGCCGGGTACCTCACCTACCCCAACCCTGCCGTGGCGTTCTCCGCGCAGACCACCACCAGCGATGTGGTGCGCAACCTCAGCGGCATCAACGCCGAGCTCATCATCCGCCAGCTGGTCAACGAGAACTGCGGCCCCGGTGCGCTCGCTGCTCGGCGCATCGAGCGCCTGGTCCTCGACGCTGTCGCCGGCGTCGGCACCACCCGCACGATCCGCACACGGTTCGAGCCGCTGCTGGATGCGTGCCGGACCGTGGCCGTCGGCGACGGCCTCGGGTTCCGCACCCGGCAGGTCGGCGACGAGATCCGGTTCGGCGTGTACCAGCCGGTCGACCGCACGGACACCGCCCGGTTCTCGTACGGCCTGGGCAACCTGCGGTCGGTGCGCTTCACCCTGGGCGCGCCGACCGCGACGGCGGAACTGGTGCAGGGCGGCAACGATCCGAAGAACGCGGCCCCCTCAGGTGACCCGCCCAACGTGCGCGTCTACGTCGAGGTCAACTCGGGCGCGGCCGCCGACTGGTACCGGGTCGAGAAGCTCATCGAGCAGTCCGGCAAGGACAACGCCAACGGCGAGCTCACGCAGGCCGGCAACCTCGCCCTGGGCGAGGACAACCCGCAGGCCTCCCTGTCCACGGTGACCGTCGACACCCCGGATCTGCAGGCCGGGCGCGACTACGGCCTGGGCGACCGCGTCACCATCGCGCTGCCCTCCGGCCTGGACGTCACGGACGTCGTGCGGACCATCCGTCTCGAGGCCACCCCCGACGAGGGCGAGGTCGTCACCTCCGTCGTCGGCAACTCCGACAAGACCACCACCACCGCCACGGTGCGCGTCGCGCGCGATCTGGCCCGGCGCGTGGCACGACTGGAAGCGAGGTAGAGCGACGTGGCGCAGGCATCCTGGCCCAGCCCGGGGCACAACGCGAGGGCGGTGACCGACGTCGAGTACGAGCGGCTGGCCGCCCGCTTCTCCGACAACGGCGTGTACGGCACACCCGCGGACGCGGCTGTCGTCTCGCCGGGTGTCGGCCTGAACGTGGCCATCCGGGCGAACGTCTACGGGTCGGTGCGCGGGCACGGCTGGACCTCCGGCGCCGACGGCGACACCCTGCCGATCGACCCCAACTCCAGCGGGCAGACCCGCATCGACCGCGTCGTGCTGCGCCTGACCCGCGCGGACTGGACCGTCCGCGCGGTCGTCAAGAAGGGCACCCCCGGGGCGGGAGTGCCGAGCCTGGCCCAGTCCACGGGCGACACCGGAACCTACGAGATCCCGCTCGCCGAGGCGCGCCTGCTCAGCGGCGCGACGTCGGTCACGGTGACCCGCAAGGAGCTCTACGTCGGCACCCGCATCCGGCCGTGCACGTCGTCCACCCGCAACCCCGTCCCCGTGGTGAGCGAGATCAACTACGAGACGGACACGAAGCGGGCGGTGCTGTGGACCGGCACGAGCTGGGAGGCGATCTTCGAGGACTCGGGCGTCGTCGACATCAACAACCCCAACAGCGCCTGGTCCATCGAGACCGACAGCGTCCTGGAGAAGCGCAACGGCTCAGTGCACGTGCGCCTCGGATCCTTCAAGCGCACCGCCGGCAGCCTGGCGTCGAGCGCCGAGTCCCGGCTGCCCGTGGTCATCCCGTCCGACTACCGGCACCCCACCCGCGACCAGTACGCGCTGGCCTACTGCACCGGCGTTGAGGTCGCGCGGATCATCGTCTACTCCGCCGCCAGCCCCCAGGCCGGGCAGGTGGTGCTGGCCAACCATCCGACCATCGCGACCGGCGAGTTCGTCCTGCCGGCGTCCGGACTGAGCTGGGTGGTGTGACATGGCACGACACGAATTCGGCCGCGGCATCGCCGACTACATCGTCCAGCCGACCGACGGGCAATGGGGCGTGGCGCCCGGGGTCGTCGTCACGTTCTGGGACGCGGTCACCGAGGGCACCCAGTACACCGACCTCCTCGACGCCACGAACCAGCCGATCACCGAGGTCACCGCCAACGAGCAGGGGCTGCTGCCGCGCTTCCTCGGCCCCGACAACGTGACCGGGATGTGGGCCGAGGCAGGGGGCGGCGCCCGGGTCTGGATGGACTCGCACGGCGCCAGCACCACCGAGACCAGCGCCGGCTCGGTCCGTGACTGGCTGAACGTGCGCGACTTCGGCGCCCAGGGCGACAACGTCACCGACGACACCGCGGCGATCCAGGCCGCGCTCGCCGCGTGCCCGATGGGCGGCGTGGTGTACCTGCCCGCCGGTGCCTACCGCACCAGCGCGCCGCTGACGATCCCGCCCGCGGTCACTTTGCAGGGCACCCACACCAACCTCATGGCGGTCGTCGGCCTGGTCGACCCGCCCTGCTACATCAAGCCTCTGCCCAGCCACTCGGGCGGCGCGGTCATCAGGTTCCTCGACGCCGCCACGGGCGGCTACTCCACCATCTCGGCCGAGCACCGGATCCTCAACGTCATGATCGACGGGTCCGCCTACACCGGCCCGGGCATGGACGGAATCCGCGCCGACGGCAACGTGCAGAACGTCGGCCTGCGGGACGTCACCATCCGGCAGGTCACCGGCGCGGGCATCAACACCGGCCAGAACGCCGGCTTCTTCCCCTACAGCTGGCGCCTGCACCGGGTGCTGACCGACAACTGCGGCTGGCACGGGTTCGCCGTGCAGGTCATGACCGACGTCACCCTGATCGACTGCCAGGCCATCGGCAACGGCGCGAACGGGTTCGAGATCAACAACGCCGCCAACTCGCAGTTCATCGGCTGCCGCGCGGAGTGGAACACCAGCAACGGGTTCCACATCACCGGCGACTGGGCGACCGGCACCGGCTCCGGCGGCATGCTCCTCGGCGACTGCTCAACGGACCGCAACGGGCACAACGGCGTCCTGGTCGACGCGGTCGGCAACGGCCCCATCCAGATCGACAACCTCCACACCAGGAGGGACGGCCGCAACAACGGCGCGGGCGGTGGCGGTTACGCGGGCCTGAAGGTCGACGGCGCTGCCATCCCCGTGATCGTCGGCCTGGTCACCTGCTACCCAGGCACCGACGACAACGGCACCCAGGCCAACAGCCCTCAGTACGGGGTGCGCGTCGAGGACTCCGCCTACGTCGACATCCGCGGCGGCCACCTGCACGCGGCGACCGCGGGCTGGTCCGACGGCGGCGGCAACACCACGCTGCGGCGCGGCCCGAACATCCGCGAACGCGTGGGCACCACGGCGGCCCCGGTCGACCAGCCGCCCGGCCAGTGGAACGCGGCCGGCGCCATGGTGGGCGACTCAGTCGCCGCGGACGTGTCGGCACTCGGTGCGTTCCAGCCGGTCAACCACGGCATGGCCGCCTGGTCGTTTGACCCGGTCCTGGCGCTCAACTCCAGCCTGCTGGCGAACGGCTCCCTCTACCTCACCAAGGTCCACATCTCCAAGACCGTCAGCGTCAGCAAGGTGTACTGGTGGATCACCACGGCCGGAGCCACACCCACCGCGGGCCAGTGCCAGGTCGGCATCTACGACTCGGCAGGTAACCGGATCGCCGTCACCACCGTGGACAGCGACATCACTTCAACCGGCCTGAAGACGACGACGATCGCCGCCACGACCCTGCAGGCCGGGCAGTGGTACTGGGTGGCGCTGCTGTTCAACGCGGGCACCGCACCCACCGTGGCCCGGGCCACCGGCAGCGCAGGCCTCGCCTCCGCCGTGAACGCCGGACTCACCGCGCCGACCTACCGCTACGCGGTCAACGGCACGGCCCGCACGGCACTGCCCACCACGATCGACCCGACCACGAACACCGCAACCGGGTTCGCCGGCCCGTGGGCGGCCGTCGGCCCCTGACCACACCCCCCTGATCGAACCCGCCTCGAGCTATCCGGCCGGGGCCTTTCTCATGTCTGGAGGCCTCATGGCCACACCGCTCACCGCAGACCGGCTCGTCGCCGCGCTGCGCGCTGAGGGCTGCACCGTCCGGGAGGTCCCCGGCTGGCGCACCAACAACCGCAACCACGTCAACCGCTGGGGGCCCGTGCACGGGGTGATGATCCACCACACCGTCACCGGCCCCGGCACCGACGTGGTCGGCCTCATCTTCCGCGGGCACTCCGCCCTGCCCGGCCCGCTCGCCACCGGCTGCATCACCAAGGACGGCGTCGTCCACCTGACCGGCAACGGCCGGGCCAACCACGCCGGGGGCGGCGACGGCCGCGTCCTGGACGCCGTCATCAACGAGTCCTACGGCGACCGGCCCCCAGCGACGCACGAGCACGACGGCTCGCCGGGCGCAGTCGACGGCAACGCCCGCTTCTACGGCTGGGAGTGCGAGAACGAGGGCGACGGCCGCGACCCATGGCCGGCCCGGCAGTACGACGCCATGGTCCGGGCCACCGCGGCGATCTGCCGCGCGCACGGCTGGAGCGACAAGAGCGCGATCGGCCACCTGGAGTGGTCCGACTGGAAGGTCGACCCGCGCGGCTTCGGCATGACCGACTTCCGCGCCGACGTCGCCGAGCGACTGGCGCACCCCGCGAGCTGGAACCCCGGCGACGCGGACACCCCCGAGGAGGACGACGAGATGAAGTTGAGCGATCAGATCCGGCTCGGCGACTGGATCCCGAAGTATTGGCCGAACGACACGGGCCTTCAGGACCGGCAGATCCCCGTGGACGTGGCGCTCGGCTCCGGCTACGCGCACTCCCGGAAGGCCGCCGAGAACACCACCGCGATCCTCGCGCAGCTCGGCGCGCAGCAGGCCACGATCGACAAGCTCGTGGCGGTCATCGGCTCCGGCGGCGGACTCACCGCCGCCGAGATCACAGCCGCGGCAGAGGCCGGCGCACAGGCCGCCCTCGACCGGCTCGGCGACGCACTCAAGGAGAACTGACCCATGACGAACACCCCTGACTTCCCCACCCGCGCGGACGTCGAGACCGTGGTCAAGACGGGCGCGACGTACGCCCGGGACCTGGCCGAGCGCGTCATCTGGACGGGCCTCACCTCGGCCGCCGGTGTCGCCGTCGCCTCCGGGCCCGCCGACATGTTCCGCCTGTCCTTCTGGGAGGGCGTCGGTGTCGCCGCGATAGCTGCGGGCGGGTCCCTCGTGAAGGGCCTGATCGCCCGGTTCGTCGGCACGAAGAACTCCGCCAGCACGGTGCCGGGCGTCTGATGCGCGCGGCGCATCGGCACAGTCAGTAAGGAGCCGCCACCTTGGACGCCACCACCCTCGGCAGCCTGCTCGTCGGACTCGGCGCGGTCGTCGGCGCGGTGGTGGCCTACGTGGGTAAGCGAGGAGAGAACGCACTCACCGGTTACTCCTCGCTCACCAACGACCTGCAGGAAGAACGCGACCGGCTCGATTCGAAGGTCACCGAGTTGAACGCCAAGGTCGCTGAGCTGTCGTCCCTGCGCGCGGCCGACCAAGCGGAGATCGCCCGGCTGCGCGCACTGATCGTCCACCTCGGAGGGGAACCGTGACGCGTGCTGAGCACACACTGGCCCGCCGCTGGCGCAGCGTGCTGCTCGTGTGCACGCTGGTCGCCCTGAGTGGTGCTGTCCTGATCATCTGGTCCCGCATCGATCACGAGGCGGCCCGGGCTGAGCAGCTGGCCGCCGAGGCCGACCGGCGCGGCGAGGCCGTCAGCACGCTCGCCACGGACGTGCGGCTGCTGCGGGCCCAGGTCAAGCGGGAGGGCAAGACGCCGGCGGCACCCGACCCGGCCGATGCCGTCGACGACCTCCCGGCTCGGGCCGAGGTCCCCGTTCCGATACCGGGGCCGCCAGGCGAGACTGGTCCGCCCGGGCGCCCCGGCCGCGACGGCCAGGACGGCAGCGATGGTGAGGCCGGCGCCCCGGGGGAGGATGGGGAGCCTGGCGAGGCCGGCCAGGACGGCGCCCCGGGCGCGGCCGGTCCCCAGGGTGAGCAGGGTCCGCGCGGCGAACAGGGCCCGCAGGGCGAGTCGGGACCGCGTGGCGAGCAAGGTCCCCCCGGTCCGGACTGTCCTGACGGGTACAGCCTGCAGGCACCCTCCTGGGACCCGGACGCACTGGTCTGCAGACGCGACGGGGCCCCGGACCCTGGTCCCTCACCGAGCCCTTCACCCGGCCCGCTGGCCGCAGGCCTGGAGCCGTACCGACGGCAGTACCCATGAGCCTGTGCCCTCTCTCGCCTCCGGGCGGGAGGGGGCCCTTTCGTCATGCCCGGATACCCTGCCACCATGATTCGCGCTGTGATCTTGGACGTCGGCGAGACCATCACCCGCGATGACCGCTACTGGGCATCCTGGGCTGACTGGCTCGACATCCCGCGGCACACCCTGTCCGCCCTCGTTGGCGCGGTCGTCGCTCAGGGCCGTGACAACGCCGATGCCCTGCGCCTGGCCCGGCCGGGCATCGACGTCGGTACCGAGTACAGGGCCCGTGAGGCCGCCGGCCGCGGGGAGCACCTCGACGAGAGCGACCTGTACGACGACGTCCGCCCGGCCCTGGCGGAGTTGCAGCGTCTTGGGGCGCGGGTCGTCATCGCCGGAAATCAGACCGCCCGCGCGGGTGAACTGCTGCGGGCTCTGGATCTGCCTGCCGATCTGGTAGTGACGTCCGGGGAGTTGGGCGTGGCCAAGCCATCCGAGGATTTCTTCCGGCGGGTCATCGAGGTGGTTCAGGCGGCGCCCGGCGAGACGCTGTACGTCGGCGACCACCCGGCCAACGACACTCTGCCCGCGGCGGCGGCCGGGCTGCGCACGGCGCATCTGCGGCGTGGCCCGTGGGGGCATCTGTGGGCGGACGCCCCAGACGTAGTGGCGACTGCGGACTGGCGGATCGACGGCCTTATGGACTTGGCTGCGATCGTCGGCCAGTAGCGTGCCCCGCCCAGTCTGGGCCGGGCGGGGCAAGCCGGTACCCGCGGCGTGACGTCGCGGCTACCGTTCGGAGTGGACGCACCGAACGGAGCCAGTATGCCCAGCCCCAGCATGCGTGAGGTAGGCCAGCGCATCGCCACCATCCGCCGTGCTCGCCGGATGACACAGGCCGAACTCGCCCGCAGCGCCTTCGTTTCTCTCGCCACCGTGAAGGCCATCGAGCGCGGTGCGCGCTCGCCGAGTGACGACACCCTCGACTCGCTCGCGGCAGCCCTCAGCGTCGACCCCAGCCGCATAGTCACTGGCAGCACCCGCACGGACAGCCGCGTCCATGCCTCGATCCCGGCTATCTCGGCTGCGATCGCCGCCTACGACATTCCCACCGACACGGCGCCCCGCCCACTTCACGAACTCGACGAGGCCACTGGCATCCTGATGCAGTGGCGGCTCGACGCCCAGTACGCCCTCATCGCCGAGCGCGCGCCGCAGCTCCTCGCCGACTCTCTCACGGCGCTGCATCACACCACAGGTGCTGACCGGCTCCGCGCTGCCCACCTGCTCGCGGTGGCCGCACGATCCGCTGACGCCGTCGCCTACAAGTACGGCCACCGCGATCTGTCTGCCCGCCTCGTCGAGCTGATGCGCTGGGCCGCAGATCAAACCGAGGATCGCATCGCCCAGGCCACGGTCGCCTACGTCCGCACCGAGACGTTCTTCGCCGCCCGCGCCCACACCCAAGGCCTTGCTGCACTGGAGCGGGCCATCGACGCCAGTCCCAGCCCGCTCGGCCGGGCCGCGACCGCCGCACGTGGGGCTCTGCATATGCGGGCCGCCGTCATCGCCGGGCGCGCCGGAAACGCCGATGCCGCGGCCTTGCACCTCGCTGACGCTCGACGCTTGGGCGACACGCTCACCGAGGACGCCTACGACGGCACGGCGTTCGGCCCTGACTCCGTGCGCGCCCATGAGGTCTCGGTGGCGGTGAGCCTGGGCCGGGATCACCTGCAGCGCGCCCTCGACGTGGCAGAGGAGTGGACACCCCCGGACTCCCTGCCGGCCGAGCGGCAGTCCGGGTTCTGGATCGAGTTGGCGCGCGCCCAGGTCTGGGCCGGGCGTCCTGACGACGCCTTCGAGTCGCTGAAGGTTGCCCGGCACATCGCACCCCAGCACACCCGGGAGCACCCGTGGGCCCGCGAGGCTGCCGCGACAGTACGGCGCCTGAAGCGGGCCGACGCCGAGTCGTTGACCAGCTTCGCCGAGTGGATCGGCGCCGTCTGAGGGGATACACGCTGTATCCCTTGTGACGCTTGTAACAGCACATCATCTGTCCGTAGCCGACGACCGGACAGATGGGAGCCGTGATGAGCAGCCGCACCGAGCCGCTACTCAGGATCCACGGTGCCGTGAGCATCGCCCGACTACACGGGCGCGCTTGCTGGTACTGCGGCGCCGTCAGCCGCCATCTGGCCCCCGCGGGCCGCGCCCAGCGAGGCGCCGGACGCGTCTGGAACATCGTGTCCTGCGGGTGCCACAGGCTCCCCGTGCAGCAAGCAGGGCGGGCAAGCTGATGCCGGACCTGAGAGAAACGGGCGCTGAGGCCCTCGCTCTGCTGCCGCTCCCGAACGTCTCGGCCCTGTCGCAGCGGCAGACCGAGGGCACGATCTGCGTGTGGTGCGGCGCCGGTCTCATCCCCTACACCGCGCGGGACCTCGGCGCGCGGCCCGGCCCGGGCGGCGGAACGCAGATCTTCCCGCGCGGCTGCGGCAAGTGTGTGCGGGCGAAAGCGGCCGAGGTCTACAAGATCCACGTCTCGCAGTGCGGCGCATGCCTCCGCAACGAGCCCTGCGCCGACCGAAACGACCTGCGGCATCTGGCATCCCAGGGGGCGTCATGACGCTCTCCGCATCGCCGACCGTCGAGACCCCGTGGTGGGACGCGTACGTGCGCCTGTCAGCCCACTGCGTCACCTGCCTAACGTGCACGGCCGTGGACCAGCAGGGCACGAACCTCCGGCTGCCGTGCACCACGGCAGGCCAGTTGAGCGAGGAGTACCGCCAGGCCTGGCGCACCTGAACTCGCCATTGGACTCCCGCCCCGGTCCCCAACCCTGGACAGGTCGAGCGCCGGGGCGGGTCTCACACCCTCCACAACACGTCACGAGGAGAGGCATGTTCGTTCACTCCGACCGTCTGCCCACCAGCTCCGCCCTCCCGCAGGGCCTCGTCACCGCCCGCCCGTGGGGCCTGGGCCGCATGGCGCCCTACCCCACCATGACGCCGGCCTACGCCCGCGCGGCCCTGGACCCCACCACGCAGACCGCCGTGTTCTACGACGACGCCGGCCAGGTCCTGGACATGGGCAAGCACGGCACCAGCACAGGCACCAACCC